GTAGTGAGAATGTTCTTAACACTATCTGCCCAATGATCCTGAGGGTCAATGTTCAATACTGCGTTCTTATCATCAGTGACATATGCAGTCAACAGCACCCTAGCAAGCAAATCGCAACTGTCACAGGCTTCTACAGAGCCGTGTGTAGTTTCGCCCTGCATGATAGCAGTAGCAATTGCCATATCATTGTCAGTGTGATACTTGATCACCGCAGGGGCGAGGCGCATAATAGAACCATTACCTGCGTCCCAAGAACCAGTGTTGTTCAATACACTACCGGTAGTCTCCCAATTTACGATTGCAGAACTAGTAGTAGCACCAATATCAAAGCAGCGACCGGTCGGGCTATTCACTCCTTCACGATACCACTTGCTAAAACGATTCAGTAAATCATTTCTATCAAGCTGAGGATGTTCAATCAGACTTTCAGCGAGACACAATGCCATGCTAGTATCATCTGTGAAATATCCTGCGGGAAGATTGAACGGGCCCTTACCTACCATATCAGTTACAGGTTCAAATGTGTCGCGGGCACGGAACTCAACTGTAGTACCTACAGCATCACCGATTGCGAGGCCCAAGAATGAACCTAAAAGCCTGTCTTTAACTTGCATGTATAACTCCTTTAATTATAAGTTATACACGTTTAGATGGAGCTTGTCAACCTATTTTTTTGACGTTAGCTTTTTTTGCGAAGAATACATCGCCGGTTGTAGAATCCTGAACCACTAACATAGTAACATCCATGTCAGTGACTTTGCCCTTCTGCCCATATGAAGCTAGAGAGTCGTTGGTTACTTCAACCATATCACCTAAATGAAATTCTGTAGGGTCGTTTGCATCAACCTTCTTGAGTGCAGATACGGGGAACGAACTAGCTGCGGTGTTACCATCAAGCCAAACACTAACAAAGCCATAGTTAGGATTTACTTGCGTAATCTTCCCCTTCATACCTATTAGTCCTGGAAACTCTGATACAACTTCAACTCTGTCATTGACTTCAAATTTAGGAGCAACAGGTTCGGTAACTTTTGGTTGTGAAGGTCCTTCAGTCTTTGATAAGTTACTTGTGTCATATGTCAATATATTATCTTCATCGCCGTAGTTGATGCGAACGCCAGCAAACTTACCATCGTCTGATACTGAGGTAATTGTTCCAGTATATCCAATGAATGAACTATTGTTATATGCGCTTGGGCCAGTTATCTTAACTGTGTCGCCCTCAGCTAACTTTGGTTGCTCTTGTGGTTTACCTACCTTCTCTAAAACGTCTGGCTGAAAATATGACCACTCATTTTCATCATTGTTAAAGATAACTGTATAATCGCCGTCATTGTCAGGCCCGCTTTCAATCTCACCTATGTCGCCGTAGAAGCCGCTTGACTTATCTAATATTTTAACTTTATCACCCATTGCAAATGCAGAAGCAGCAGTAGAATCTTGCTCAAGTTTTTTCATTCCGCCGGCCGGGACATATGTAATGTTTTTTCCTACTACAACTTTATAGTCACCATCTTCATCAGGACCTGCTGATACTGTACCTTCTTTGCCGTTGTATAAACTTTGATTATATTCAATCTTTACCTTGTCGCCTGACTTAAATTCTACTTCATCGGTTACTTTTTGGACCCAGTCAATGAAAGTTTTAACGCCATCTGATATGGTGAGGCTTTTGAATTTAATCCATTCTTTTCCGTTAGGATTCTTTCCTACTTCAATCACTTCGCCAGACTGCCCATAGTAGCTTGACTCGTCATTGATAACTTTGACGATATCTCCGACCTTAATGACATTAGTAGAATCAGAAGAATCTTGGTCAAAGTGTTCTAAATCCGACAAGTACACATCTGCTCGTGTTGTGCCAATATCTACTTCTGCTTTTGTACCGTTGCTGTATAGATATGTAATTTTACCAGAACTACCGGCGTACTCACCACTAGTAATCTTGACTGCATCTCCTAAGTGATACTCACCCGGTACTTTCTTCAATAATTCAGGTGGTGCGTTCTTTAGCAATACTAATTGATTGGGTTGAAAGTCTACATACATGCTTCTCTTTGGAAGATAGACTTCAATAGTTCCACTGCTGTAGATGAAGTTTACGCGGCCGCGCTCACCGTAGTATTCACTATCAGCATCACTAACAACAACATCATCATTGTTTTCAATAACAGGAGGTTTGCCCGCAAGATCCTTTTGAATTTCTTCATCACGTTCGGGAGTGTAGCTCTCTAGTTGATTCTTATATACAGTGCTATGATTACCTTTTGTATCAACTATCTCAATCTTACCGTTTGCATATACAAAATTAACAGTGCCAACTGTCCCGTATAATCTACTGTCAGGATCAGAAACAATGATCTTATCGTCTCTTTCATAGATAGGAATTGATCCATCAGGTAGATGGTATAATTCTACCTCATCTTTTGATATAGTAATGTCACCGGTCTTTTGAGTCAAGAACACTTCGTACTTGTCACCATATACATAGGTAATCGTACCTAGCTTACCCTGATGATTTCCAGCTAGTATTCTAACAACATCACCCTTGTCCAAGATATTAGGAACTTCACCAAAGTTTTCTGGAAGCTCAACATTATCAGTATTAATTTGCTCTAAGAACTTGAATAGTTCTCTACTATGTTCAATGTTAACAGCATAGTAGTTTCCCCTGACATAGATTTCTTTTTCTGAGAGAATTGCACTAAACAAATCTTGATCAGTGAACTGAAAATGTTCCTGAATACTTTTATTAGTTAAAACATTGTCTAATAAATCTTGTGCTTCCTCGGGTAACAATCCCTGATCAATTGCACTAGATACGCTTTCATAGTCACGATCATATTCATATCCACTGTAGAACAAATCGTCCGGGTTATATACAGGAAATGTAGATGGATCTTTGCTTTCAGCCTTGGCTTTCTTTACCATTTCTCTAAGTTTAGGAACCACTTCTTGGTCCAACAGGTCCCTTCTTTTATTATTGTCTAGGACCAAATCTTTTACTGTTTTACTCCATGTAAACTTGAATCCATCTACTGGAAACAATACGTACAATGAATGTCCATAACCGCTTGCCTGGCTTCTATCACCAGTAACAAACATGGCGTTTTCTCTATTAGCTTCAAAACCTAAGTGTTTGATGGTTCCGTTGACTAATTCATGCAAGTCTTGGTTGCTATCTTTGGGTTTACGTGATTCAAACGGTTTACCATACAATGCATCGTCACTTGATCTAATCCCTCTAAACAAAAACTTTTCTCGTTCAAAGTTGTTTCTGTTGAGTTCCTTGTAAACCTTTATAATCTCTTTGCAGTTCTTTGCTAGAGCCTTGAACAGATTGTCCATTTTAACAGGTCTGTCATTGACCTTAGACTTTTCAAACTCTATTTGATAAGCCTGATTGACTTTATCAATTTCACCATTCAACTTATCTTCAATCTGCTTCATTTCTGCCTTGAGTGCAGGAGGAAGATCCATGTACTTCATGCTATGCAATGAACTTTTGTACTTGTCAAGCTGGTTACTAAGTTTCTCCAGCTTCTTTAGTTTGAAGGAAATACCTTTTCGTTCACCGGGCTTTACAGGTGCTTCATCAAGTTTCATTAATTGTTCTAGTAGGTCTTTCATTAATATATTTATGCTAAATACATTATGCGCTTTAACGAATTCTCTCAGCCTCTAGACGAAGGCGTTCACGATCCGAATATTTTCAAAGCTGTCTTTATGGCAGGATCACCCGGTTCGGGAAAAACCACAATAGCTAATAAACTATTTGCTGGCACTGGTCTCAAGTCATTGAATGTAGATGATTTCTACAACTACCTAAGACAGTCTCAAAAAGCTACCGGCGATGCCGAGCAAGACTATTCTGCTGCTTGGGAAAAATATAGAATGAGAGAGCAAAACTATCTTGATGGTCGCTTAGGATTGATCATTGACGGTACCGGCAAGAACCCAAATGTCATGAATGATGTTAAAACAAAGCTTGAAGAATTAGGTTACGAAACTGCTATGGTATTCGTGAACACTACTCTTGATACTAGCCTTGAACGCACTACACGTAGATCACAAACACCCGGAAAAGACTACGGTAGACAGATTGATCCTAAGTTTGTTAAAGATACATGGCTTAGAGTGCAGAAGGGTTTAGGTCAATTGCAGAGTATCTTTGGAAATAGATTCTTCATTGTTGACAACAACAGAGGCGAACCTGATATTCAATATGTTCAGAAGTCAATGGACAAATGGCTAGGAGCTCCTCCCCAATCACACATCGCTAAAGAGTGGATCAAGAACGAGCTTCAAGCTAGACAGAAATAAATGGTGAACCCTGCTGGACTTGAACCAGCGACACACGGATTAAAAGCCCGTTGTTCTACCTACTGAACTAAGGGTCCACATTATTTTTGGTGCGCCCGGGAGGATTTGAACCTCCGGCCACCGCGTTATCAGCACGGTGCTCTACCCCTGAGCTACGAGCGCATTATTTTTAATTAGTTACAACAGTAACGTCATTCTGATCTACAGTAGTATTACCCTGCGGATCGCTGTGGGTTTCGCTAGTAGTTACTGTATTACCGCAGACAGTGAAGAAAATACGAGAAGGACGACTTTCACGAAAGCCCTCTACACGAACTTCTCCTGCATAGTGCAACGTGCAACCTGCGGGAAGAGAACCCTGAACTTTCATCATATCCGCTGACTGATCCTGCCTATTAGCAGAACAGGCCGTAAGAGCAAACATAGAAACAAGAACAATAGCAATCTTCTTCATACTTCACCTATTAATTGGAGCACCGGGTAGGAATCGAACCTACTTCACTTGCGTAGCGGATTTGCAGTCCACCGCATTCCCAATCTGCCACCGATGCATTAAACTTTATAGATTTGTTATATCAACATTCAGGACGAATGTCAACCGTTATTTTCAAAAAACTTGGCGGAGAGTGAGGGATTCGAACCCTCGGTACCTTTTACAGTACGTCTCGTTAGCAATGAGGTGGTTTCAGCCGCTCACCCAACTCTCCGTATCTTTATATATTTAGATGCTGTTTAGCGTTTTCAATATAACCTTCAATTCGTTCCTTACCGACAGGATTCATAGAGTGAACTACGTATCGGGGAAACTTAAAGCCATTGTCAGCACAATAATCAACTAACCATTTAGCACAATCATATCCAGTCTTTTCAGGACCATAATCGGCTTCTTTGCCTTCTGTTTCTGCAAGCATTGCAACATAGTGCTGGTCAGCAAGGTCATGATCAAAGCAAACGAACATAGGAACACCATACGTAGTTACTTGCTTTACAAAGCCTTCATAGCCACGAATGATATAGATTGTCTCGTACCGAGGGAATTGAACCCAATCAACTTTGTCGGGCATTCGCTCATCATCTAAAAACAGTACGTAAGACATTTATATTCCTAATAGTTGGCGGAAGCGGTGAGATTCGAACTCACGGTACCTTTTAGAGTACGGCAGTTTTCAAGACTGCAGGCATAAACCACTCGCCCACGCTTCCGTGTTAATATTTATGTAGAGGGAGAGACAGCAGACTTTTTCTGCTTGTACGAACGGTCGTATTCTCTACCTTTACCGTTATTCTTGCTTTTATATGTTGGCTGTTGCGAATCGCAGTTGCAGCACAACAATCTAAAGTTTTCAATTCTGTTGTCTGTGCTATCACCTGAGATATGGTCACAAACTAACGGAGCAGGATGCCCCATCCATTCTGTTATACCACACTCACTGCATTTATGCCCCTGGGTATGTATTAGATAATACTTCGCTGTTCTTCTAGCAGCAGGTTCTGAATACGCTGATAATGCGCCTGACTCTACTGCATCAATTACACGCTTTAGTACCTTTTCGGGCTGTTTTTTACCAGCATTCCAAGGAACTATACCCTTCTTAGCACCTGCATTAGGTGATCGTACTCTAGTAATCTTGTTAGGATTAGCAGCGCAAGAATTTTGGTGTGCTACTAAACCACCCTTATTACTGATTTCTCTCTCACAGAATTGACATTTCATCATTCGTCTCCTTAATACTATTTATGCATTAACGCAAATAAACAGCATTTAAGAGCGATTATCCACAAGAAAGATGGTGCTCCCGGCAGGACTCGAACCCACAACCTAGCCGTTATGAGCGGCCAGCTCTACCTTTGAGCTACAAGAGCATTTAAACTGGTGCGCAGGGCTGGATTCGAACCAGCGTAGCATTGCTGCGGCAGATTTACAGTCTGCTGGTATTAACCACTCACCCACCTACGCATAAAACTTTATAGAAACTGATGGAGCCAACCATCAGCAAAACTTTTTACCTCATCGTCTGCGGCAAAATATGCATCCACATCGTTGATTGCGTCAATAGTGTCAAGGATATCTTCATCATCAACACCTTGTTTACGCAAACTGTCTAGATAAGCAGTGAGACTAGGCGGAATTTCCTGCACTCCCTGTTGTTCTACAACGTTCTTCTTACCAAACTCAACATGAATTACATTGCTCATGATTGGCTCCTTGAGACTTAGTTAGGAGAAACAGTAGCTTCTGATTCTGCGCCAGTCTCTGTAGTAGCGCCATTATCAGCGCCAGCAGGCGCCTCAGTTGCAGGGGCCTCAGCAGGTGCTTCTTCCTTGCTGCAAGCAGCGAGAGTAGTAAATGCTGCAATAGCAGCGATAGTTGCGATCTTCTTCATATTCTCTTTTCTTTCTCTAATTGGTGACCCCTACGGGATTCGAACCCGTGTCGTTGCCGTGAAAGGGCAGTGTCCTAGGCCTCTAGACGAAGGGGCCAAATAATAAAAGTGTTTGAGGAGCTAACCGTGACTCCTCACGTGCCTATTAGGTAGCAACCCCATTTCATAAACTTGGTACGAGTAGCCGGACTCGAACCGGCACGTCCAAAGGACACAAGATTTTAAGTCTCGGGCGTCTACCTATTCCGCCATACTCGCATATCAAACTAAAAAATCAAATGATTTTTTGATATATGCTGCAAGGGAATCGAACCCTTTCACACCAGCTACTCAGTTGCATAGGAATCGAACCTATAAGAACCATCACAGCGTATATCAAAAAAATCAACAATGTCAAAGAACAGTCAATTGCTTGACTATGTTCTGAATATACGACATGTTAGGATGAATGTCAAGAAGTTTTTTCAAAAAGTTTGGCACAGGTGCCAGGATTTGAACCCGGACGAACGGTTTTGGAGACCGTCATGCTACCGTTAACATCACACCTGCACGAAATTTTAAAAGTGAATTACACCTGAGTCAATGACCGGATGCTCATCATCTGTGCGATCAACTACAGTATATGTAATCTTAGTTGTACCGAACTCCTTGAGCATTTCAGCAACATCTTCTAGCTGAAAGTCTTTGCAACTGTAAAGATCAAACTTATAGAAAGCTGGCTTGTCGTCCTCGCTCCCCCAAAAATGTATACTACTATGACTAGTAGTGATTCCTACCATTCCAGTAACGCCTTCGTTACCTTCATCATCACACCAGACGCAAATAGGATCAATTAGCACCTTCATATCCACTGCTTCTACCAAACGGAGAAACCAATCGTGAAGTGCGGGGACGAATGCAGGGCCGGGTGCCTCTGCTAGGTATCCTGTGATAAGGACATGCTTATTAACTTGAGCCAACTCATAAAACCTTTCGTTTCAATTTTACTGTCAGACAGCGAAATAATATTTATCACAAAAGGAAAAACTACAGATATTAAATCTGTAGTTCTTCTTGAATATGGTACCTCGTGACGGGATTGAACCGCCGGCCTTGACCGTGTAAAGGTCCTGCTCTACCGCTGAGCTAACGAGGCTCTATATATGGTCGGGAATGTAGGATTCGAACCTACGACCCCCTGCTCCCAAAGCAGGTGCGCTACCAGACTGCGCTAATCCCCGTACTAAACTCTGTGTAGCATTTTAGACTGCGCTACACGACAGTGGGGCTATCACCCTCGCCAGATACTTTTTGAGGAAGTATCAAACCTATCTTTGGTGGAGAATAGCGGGATCGAACCGCTGACCTCCTGAATGCAAATCAGGCGCTCTCCCATCTGAGCTAATTCCCCATGAAACTATTTATAACTTACTAATATCCTCAAACAAAAAGAATGGCGACCCCGGCAGGGCTCGAACCTGCAACCCCAAGTTTAGAAGACTCGTACTCTATCCAGTTGAGCTACGGGGCCAATCTCTAATTCTTTATCAATATAGTATGTCTTAAAGGAAAAGTCAACAGTTTTTTGCCGTTGACTTAACCTTTTTTGTATGGTGCCCGCAGACGGATTCGAACCGCCGACCTACTGCTTACAAGGCAGTTGCGCTACCAGCTGTGCCATACGGGCAATATTTGGCTCCCTGAGTAGGATTCGAACCTACGACCAATTGATTAACAGTCAACTGCGCTACCGCTGCGCCATCAGGGAATGAACTGTTTGAACTATTTAATCTGCTTATAGCAGCTTGACAAATAAATGTCAAGCCGCTAATTGCAAGATTCTACTGTGCTTTGGGACACCTGAAATCAAGTAGTCCATCTGATCTGCAAGAATACTGCGATTCTGCAAAATCAAACTCTCATAGTGATTCGGCTCGTAGGGGACATATCTCAATTCCATACCCGATTCCTTAAGAGACTTACAGCCCTTCTTTTGGTTACAGTTAAAGCAAGCAGTAACAACGTTCATCCACGTGTCCTCACCACCGTGGTAACGAGGAACAATGTGGTCACGACTCAAATCATACTTGCTTACAAAGTGCTTTCCACAGTAAGCACAGATATGACGGTCACGGGCGAACAGCGTATGATTAGTCAGAATGACCTTGTTGTGCTTCTTGAAGTCGAAGCCGTTACCCTTGATAGCGATAATGCTCGGAGTTTCAAGGTAGCTACGAGTACCATCGTCTCTATAACCACCGTTGTATCTAGCAATTACATCACCTAATGACCAGGCTACCAGGTTCTTTGCGTGATACGCAATTGCTTCGTCGTGGGAAACCCACGAACGCGGGATACCCGATATGTCTAAGGCTAGTACTGCCATGTTATGCTCCTGTCT